CGATCAGGAACGAGACGTAGTTGAAGATGTCCCCGACCTGCACGGGGACCGGGAATACGGCCAGCTGCTGCGTGACGCCGACCGTCAGGCCACCCGAGCCGGACGCGATGTCGCGGCGGCTGATAGTGCGCCTGTAGGGCGGGACGGGCATGCCGTCCAGCACCCACTCTTCCTCAGCTGCCGCATACCGGCCGCTAGTCAGGTCTGCCATGTGGAGTCCTTCTCCCTTAGATAGATCGGATAAGTGGCCGGTCAGAAGCCGACGAGGCCGCCGCTGGCACCGGTCGACAGCGCCGCGCCGGCGGTGGTGCCGGAGTTGGCGTTGCCGTAGGAGACGACGGTGCCGCCGTTCTGGTAGCGGTTCGGGATGAACGCCATGTAGTTGTACAGCTGGAACCGGACCTGCAGGGTGCTGGACAGCACCTCCTGCAGGACGCGAGTGCGGACCTCGCCCTCGAACAGCAGCAGGTCATCCCACACCGCCGCGATGGCCGGAGTGAACGTGTCTCCCGAGCCGGTGCCGTCCACCGGCGCCGTGTGACCAGCCGACAGGGACGCCATCGACGGAGCGGTGGTCGCACCGCCGAAGGTGAGCGGGATGTTGTTGTCCGCATACCAGGTGCGGCCGAGGATGCCGCCCATGACACCCTCATAGTCCGGATCGCTCATCTCGGCGGCCGCGTTCCACGGGCCCTGCGCGGCCGGCACGACCAGCGGACGCTGATTGCCGTCAACCGACGTGGCCATCGCGAACCAGGCAGCCGGGTTCGTGGCGATCCCGCTGGCATTCGCATACCGCAGCCGGGAGATCTTCGACAGCAGCTGCCCCATGCCCTGGTAGAACGAGTTCGCCCCGACCCACTGGGCGGTCGTCAGGCCGGTCACGGTGTTCACGATGATGCCCGGCGTCGACCCGCCGGTGATGGTGCCCTGCGGGTACATGCCGGCGATCTGGCCCTGCGTCCCGGAGCCGAGCAGCACCTGGCCGTCGACCTGCTGCGCCTGGTCCGCCGTCAGGTCCTTGAAGACAACCTGGTCGACCGGGATCGGGCTGTTGTCGAGCCACTGCATCGACACGTCTTCCTGACCCGCGATCGTGCGGACCAGGGCGTTGACGTAGTTGTCCTGCAGGTCACGGGACCCGACGTCGGCGCCGTCGGACGCCTGCGGGCCGGTCGCGGTGCCGGTCGTGATGATCGGCATGTTGATGCTGTTGGTACCCGTCGGCAGGGGCATCGAGTGACACAGGTTCGCCAGGACACGCCCGGCACGCAGGTACTCGGTGTACTCGTCGATCAGCCACAGCGGCGGAATGAAGTAACCGCCGTCACCAGGAGTCTGGGAGACCGCGCGCTTCTCGAAGACAGGCATCCCCAGCCCGAGCCACTGCTCGAGCCGCCGCTCCTCGCGGCGGCGTATCCGGGACGGCAGTGCCGACAGTGCCTCCTGGGTGTGCTGCTCGAGTTCGCGGGATGCGGCCCGCGCCCGCCGCTCGCGGCGGGCGGGAAGCTCGACGTTCAGCTCTTCCCGGTGCCGGCCGAGGCGCTGCTCGGCGTGGCCGGGGCCGCCGTCGCCGTCGCCGCGCTTGAGCGATACCCGCGCCAGGTCAGCGAAGTAGGAGTGCGGGCTGTACCTTTCGTAGACCTGCGGCTCGTGCGTCACGGTCACGGCACCGCCGGTGCCGGCCGTGGTAGTGGTGCCGTCCGCCCGGGCCGCCGCGGCACGCGCCTCGCGCTGCTCCTCGTCGCGCAGGTCGTCCAGGCGGCCGCCCAGTGTCTGGATCTGCGTCCGGTTGGACTGGTAGGTGGTTTCCTCGTCGCCGGTCAGGTCGCGGCCCGCGCCGCTGTTGGCCGCCGCGGCGCCCGACAGCAGCTCGCGGTTCGCTGCGACCAGCGCCTGGCGGCGGGTCTCAAGCTGGCCGATGAGGTCGTTGGACGGGTCGCCGCCTGCGATGAGCCGGATCGGGGTGCCGTTGCGCCGGTAGCCGATGATCGACCCGGGGAACGACGTCAGTGCGCCGCGCACGGATGCCTCCACGCATAGATGACTAGATGGATCGTGTGACCGTCATCTGCGTGGAAGCTGGCGCGTGGCCGCCGGTCCCGCCAAGGGGAGCGCGGCCGGGGCGCGTGCCCCGGGGCAAAATCACACTGCTGTAACTACCGCCAGTATGCGGCATGTGCCCGCTACCGGGCAAGTTCCTCCAGATCGAGCTCACGCAGCCGGAGTTCCAGCCGCCGCGCTGCCGACAGCTGCTGCTCATCGCCCGGGATGCCCGTCGAGTCGTCGACGGTGATCACGGCGCCGGTGCCGCCGCAGCCGGGGCACACCTGCCCGTTGGCGCCCGTCACCGGGTGCTTCAGCCGGCCGTTGCTGACGCCGTTGCTGACGCACGTCTGGCACGGCTGCGTGTGGGCTGCCGCCATCGGGTCGTAGTCGCTGGCATCCGCGACATTGACGTCTCCGGCCGCCGACTCCCGACGCTCCACCGGCCGCCCGGCTGCCCGGCTCTCATGCGAGTGGCCGTGGTCGGCGTCGCCGTCGTGGGTGTGCTCATGCTCGTGGGTGGCGTCGCCGCCCTGGTCGCCGTACGCCGGGTGCGCGTGGCTGTGGGTGCCGGTGAACGCCGCGTGCGCGGCCCGCAGCTCCACCGGCCGCGCCGCCGCGTGCTGGCCGGACACCTGGACGCCGAACTTCGCCGCGGCCGCCTTGATCGCGGGCATCGCCTTGTCGCCGAACGGGGACTGCGGGGCGCGGGCCAGCGCGTTCCGGACATGCGGCGCGTCGTTGACCGGGAAATGCCGCTTGCTCCGCGGTACGGTCCTGCCGTCGCTGTCTTTCGTGCCGCCCGGCTCGATGTACGCGAATGCGCTGTCCGGCAGGTCGTTGATGTCCGCCGTGCTCAGCGCCGCGCGCCGCTCGACCGGGCGCCGCTGAGACCACATGCCGAGCTGCCACGAGTCCGTCCCTCCGGAGTAGCCGGGGTCGTCGCCGTCGTGATCGTTGACCATGCCGCGGCCGCACTGGTCGCAGACCTTCGCGTCCGGGCTGTTCACCTGACGGCACCACGGGCACACCTGGGTGTCGTCGGGGTGCTCGCAGTACGGCATCAGCGGGTTCAGCTCGGTCCCGCACTGGTCGCAGTAGGCCGCGTCGACGTCGTTCCCTGACTGGCATTGCGAGCAGGTGACATGCTCGTCGGCGCCCCGCTCATACGGCGCGGTCGGCATCCGCCGCTCGGCCTGCATCCTGCGTTCCCTTCCGATCATCACCGGGCCGCCGATCGCCGCCGGCCGCCGGAACGACAGCTGCTCGGCCGCGTACATCCGCGACCCCGCCGTCGCCGGGTTCGCGCCGTGCGTCACCGCGCACACATCACCCCTGTGCAGGTCCAGCTCCAGGATCGTCCGCTGCTCGAAGTTACGGTCCCACTCCTGCCGGGTGCACACGAACGCCAGCGACATCTCATCGATATCACCCCGCTCCGCCGCCGACGCGAGCGCCCGCACCTCCTCACGGCGCCCGTCCATCGACGGAACATACGACAGGACGCCATGGGAGTCCTGCGACAGCTGCATCGTCCCGGACTTGGTGCGCGCCAGCGGGATGCCCGCCGAGTTGTGGCCGATCAGGAACGGCACGTCCAGGTTCGGGTTGCTCAGCGTCCGCGTCGCCGCGCCCTGCGCGACCAGCTCAGTGAACGGCTCACCGTCCTGATCCCACATCTCGAACGGCGCGTCGAACACCGTGGCGTACCCCTCCCACGTGAACGCCGTCCCGCCGGTCCCGTCCGGCCTGGCACGCATCTCGATGTTCCCGCGGGCGAACTGCATGCCCAGCCGTTCCGGCACCCCGCGCATCGCCATCCGCGCCGCGCGCCGCATCTCGAAGCTCATAGGGTCCGCCTCCTCACAATGCCGCCTTGGGCGGCTTCAGCGGCGGCAGGAGATCCACCTGCGGTACCGCGTTGATCTCCGCTTTCTGCTCTGCCGTCAGCGGCGGCAGGTCCTCACCCGAGCGCACCTCGTCTTGCGTCATGAGCCGTGACGTGACCTGCGCGTAGTTCACGACCCAGCGGGTCAGGATGTCGGTGCGCAGCAGCGGCGACAGGTCGAACTTCACGTACTGGCCTGGCGGCAGGAGGTTCCCGAGCTTGCGTTCCCACCAGGTGAGCCACCGCTGCATGCAGTAGGTGAGGAAGTCCAGGCCCCGCTGCTCGACGTTCGCGTAGGTGATGCTGCTGCCGGAGATGGCCACCGCGACCACCTCGGGCGGCACGCGGTGGAACCGGCACACCATCAGGTCGCTCTGGCTTAGCGTGCCGAGGAACTGGGAGTCGGTCGGGTTGACCTGGATCTGCTGGTATTTCCAGCCGCCGGTCATCACCGCGGGCTCGCGGCTGTTGTGCACGGCGGCCATGAACTTCTGCTTGACCGACGTCGCTTCCTTCTGTGACATCTTCGCCGTCGAGTCGTTCAGCAGCAGGCTGCTTGGGTGGGCGCCTTCCTCGAAGAACCCGTTCGCGAACTCCTCCGCGTTCAGGCCCAGCTGGATCGCGCGCCGCGCGAAATCCATGATGCTCATGCCGCGCAGATCGCCGGGCCCGCGGAAGATCGACCGGTGCCATACGTTGCCTGTCTGCAGCTGCCCGCGGAACTTGTAGACCGGGCGCCCGTCCGGGCCTTTCTGCACGGTCGTCGTGGCTGGGCTCTCCAGCTCGATCTGCGTCGGGTACCCCAGCGGGTCATAGGCGACCTTCGACCCGAACACGTCGCCCCGGAGCAGCGACAGCGTGCCCGCGTACAGCCAGTCGCCGATGTCCATCGACCCGGCGGGCTCATTGAGGATCTGCGGCTGGCGGCCCAGCTTGACCGGCGTCTCGGCCGTCTGCGCGGTGCCGCCCTGCCCGGGGTTGGGTGTCGGCACGCCGTTCAGCGGAAGCTCGAATGCCCACGGCTGCAGCATCGACATCATCGACGCGATCAGGTCCTGGCACGCCCACACCGCCGAGTGCCGCATGTTCGCCGCCGGCGATCCCGGACGCCCGTAGATGTCCTGCACGGCCTGGATATTCGCCCCGATCGGCGGCGAGACGAACGCCAGCTGCGCGATGCGTTCCTCGCGGCCGCGCGGATCCGCCATGCGCTCACGGGGACGGGAGAAGACCGCCATTACGGCACCCTCGCGTTCTTGCACCACTCGCAACCGGAATGGTCCTGCAGGGCCTGATGACGCTGGTACTGCGCCCAGAGCCGGTCGGTGCGCTCTTTCGCTGCGAGCAGCTGCTCCGGGCTCCAGTTGCGGCCGTCGTCGTAGCTGTCCATCACAGCCGCCGGTCAGCCAGCAGGCCGAACACCCCGGCGACGATCAGCGCGGCGCCGAGCTCCGGCACCTGGCCGAACACCCCGTGCACCACCGCCGCGACGCCGTACGACACGGCGGCCGCGCCTCCGATACCGGGCAGGCTCGCCGACCACCGCACCAGCGTGCCCGCCGGCGTCGCCGCACGGTCAGCCCAGCCGAGCATCCGCCGGCGCCAGCCGCGGCGAGGTGCCTGCGCGACCTTGCGGCCGCCGCAATCGACGCACGGCGCCGCGTTGACCTCACCAGTGCCCGAACAGCCAGGGCAGAGAGGTCCCATCGCCAGCACAGCAGCCACGACCACCGCCTTTTGGAGAATATCTACAGTCAGTGTGCCAGATGAGATCAATTTCCCTGTAGGAATGCCACTCACCATACGGTGTCTTCCCACTCCACCGGCTCCTCGAGCCGCGCCAGCGCCTCAACAGCCATGCACAGCGTGATCGCCGCGTCGATATGGATCCTCGAGCGGCCCTTGCTCAGGGTGAAGCCGCGTTCCTGCTCCCGCTTGACCGCCGCATTCACCTGACGCATCTCATCCGGATCACCGCTATGGACGATCTGCTGGGCGATGATCATGTCGA